ATTTCGACAATTTGCCGAAAACTTTCCAAAGTGTTGTAGACCGTTCGACAATCTGACGATACTATGGGTGCACGCGAGTCACAACGACGAGCGACAAACACAACAGCCACGAAAGGCGACACAATGGCTAAGCTCTGCAATCAATGGGACAAAACAGACACAATCGAAGTGGAGCACCCTGAAGAGCTTGCTGCACTCGGAGTTGTTGCAGTCTATACCAAGACCTGTGGCTTGTGTGTCAATTGTGCGGCGTCTTGCGAGTTCGACGGCCATGGCGACGAGTGGACGTTCGAGCGACCCGACAGCACTATGTGCATTTGCGAGAATTGCGGCGCGAGGGTGTGACCCCGCTGCGGTAAACCAAACCCCGGAAAGAATCTTCCGGGGTTTTTTCATGCGCACCCCGCTGCATTGTACGCACGGCGTACATTCGCCCTAGAACACCCGCCGCCGCCGTGTTGCAATTCGCAGCATGGCAGACCTCACGACACTTCAGGCACGATTGGAAGCGATCGACGCCGCCCTCGCATCCGGCATGCTGTCTTACAGCGTGGACGGGCAGAGCGCATCGTTCGTCAGCGCGTCCGACATGCGACGCGCCCGCCGTGAAATTGCCGCACAGATTGACCGGTGCATTGGCAGACCGTCAAGCCGTCCGGTTTCATCCTCAATCTTCCTTGGGGGTGGGCCATGAGCGAGCCAACGACGCTGCAACGGCTAGGCGGCCGACTGGGGCGGTATTTCGCCACCGGCTACGACGGCATCCGCAACACCGGCAAGCGCAAAGCCGCAAGCCCGTTGACCAAATCGGAAGACGAGCAGTTAAAAAACCGCGACCGCCACAGCATGATCGGCGCGACGCGAGACCTCGCCCGTAATTTTGCCGTGGTGGCGTGGGCAATCCGCAAGCACCTCGATTACGTGTCAATGTTCGATTTCCAGTCCCGCACCGGCAACCCGGCGTTGGATCTGCAAATTGAAGGCCTGATGCGAGACTGGCAACGGCCGCAGAATTGCGACGCCGCCGGGGTGCACAGTTTCCCGAAAATGCTGCGAATGTTTGAAGCGGCACGCACGCGCGATGGTGACGTGTTTGCTCTCAAACTTTCCAGCCTCCAACTGCAAGCAATTGAAGCAGACCGCGTGCGACAGCCTACGGGCGAGCAGGTTAGCGACACCGGCGGAATGTGGGTCAATGGCATCCGGCTGAACAACGGCGGCAGACGGCAATCCTACGCGCTGCACAACCGCGTGCCGGGGTCGTCAACGTTTGAATTTTCGCGCAACGTGGCAGCCCGCAACGTAATTGCACACGGGTACTACGATCGGTTTGACCAGGTCCGCGGCATATCGCCGTTAGCGGCGGCGATCAACTCATTCCGTGACGTATACGAAGGCATTGACTATGCGCTAGCAAAAATGAAGGTTGAGCAGCTTTTCGCGCTGGTATTCACTCGTGACGGCGACGCCGCACCCGCACGAATCATGGACGGCAGCGACGACGAAACCGGCTACAAAGTGGACTTCGGTAAGGGTCCGGTGCAGTTGGATTTAAACGCCGGTGACAACGCGCAGTTCCTGAAAACCGACAACCCCGGCAGCAACACGCAACAGTTCATCGAGGCAGTGTTGGGCATCGCCCTGCATTCGCTTGATCTGCCGATGAATTTTCACGACCCATCGCGCACCAATTTCTTCGGCAGCCGTGCCGCGTGGTTGCTCTATGACCGATCATGCATCAGCAAACGCGCCGACGTTGCCGAGTTTCTGCGCAAGGTTACGGTCTGGCTGTACCGCGGCTGGATCCTGCAAGGCCGGTTGCAATTGCCAGCGGGCGCAACTCTCGAAGACTTGCCGTTTGAATGGGTCCACAGGGGTATGCCGTGGTGGGATCCAACGAAAGAAATTAACGGAGCCGTCGCCGCAATTAACGCCGGACTCGATAACCCGTACCGGATTTGCAAAGAGACCGGCAGGGGCGAGTACGAGGAAAACATCGACCAGATCGCACGCGCGAGAGAGTACGCAGAATCCAAAGGCGTGCCTCTCAACTATGTCATGCAGCCGGTTGAGACGGTGGCAGACGATACGCAAGACCGAAACACAAGGGGCCGCCAATGACCGGCATTCCAGAAATACCGCTAAAGCATTTCCGTGCCAACGTGAGCCGCACCAGCGGTGCCGCAATCAGTGAGGACGGCGGCAAGTACGGTCACGGGTATATCACCGGGCTATCCGTGATCACACGCGGCGAAGCGTCCGGGCACAACATGTGGATAGACGCGGATTTCCTAAGCGATGTGACCGCCGCAGGTAACGCGGCCAACAGCGGACTGAAAGCACGTTTCACCCATCCGGGCCAATCGTCTGACGGACTCGGCACGTATCTGGGCAAGTATCACAATTTCAGGACAGAGGGCGAGCAAGTCGTTGCCGATCTGCACTTCCAAGAATCAGCCAGCAACACGCCAGACGGTGACCTTGCTGCGTATGTTCGGCAGTTGGCAGCCGATGCACCTGACGCGTTTGGCGTGTCCATTGTGTTCGATGCTGACGTGGCTGCGATGGAGTTACACCAACTCGAAAACACACAAGGCGGGCGGTTTGTCTCGCCTGACGAGGACAACAAAAACAACTACGTGCACGCACGGTTGAGCCGTTTGCGCGCCGCTGATGTGGTCGATGATCCAGCAGCAAACCCGAACGGGCTATTTCACAGACACGCCCAAATCGCGCAGGACGCGGACGGGCTTTTTGAGTACGCACTAGGGCTGAGAGACGACAAGCCCGACCTTGTTGCGTTAAGCGTTGACGGCGACCGCGTGAAAGCGGCGTTGCATCGCTTTTTGAGTCGTCACAATCTCAGTCTTGTTGAGGAGGGCAGCGAAATGGCAGAAGCCGTTGAAGCACCGGCACAGCCGGAAACTCCGCAGGCTACGCGCGAGCAGTTCGCGGCCGAACTTCAGCGGTATATCACCGCATTCGGCGCGAGCGGTGGCGAGTGGTTTGCGGCTGGCAAATCGTTTGAAGATTGCCAGGCAGAACAGTTGAGCGCACTGCGCGAACAACTCGAAGCCGCACGAGCAGAAAACGCCGAATTGCAGGCACGCATTGATGCGGTGCAGTTGGGCGAGGAACAGCCGGAAGAATTCGGCGACGACACCGGCGAACAGGCACCAGAAAAGGCCACAAGTCTGCGGGCCGGGTTCGCAAACCGCATCCGAATCAACGGCGCAAGCCACAACTGAAGGGAGTCTTGACCAATGGCGAACGATTATTTGACCGTTGCTGATTTGGTGGCAGGCGCGTTTGACGTCGAGCAAACCAACACCAGCGACGTTCTGAACCAGTCCCCGCTGGTTGCCCGTATGCCCCGGATCAATCCGAGTGGCAGTAACACCGTCCACAAGTACCGGAAATACACCGGCGCACCTGCGGTCGGGTTCCGTTCCGAAAACGACGGACGCGAGAATGATCACAGCGAGGATACCGTGGTGACGGTCAATCTGAAAATTGCTGATTTCAGCTTTTCAGTTGACACTGCATCCGCGGAAGGTGACAGCCAATCGACACCGGAGCAGGTAATTGCCCGCGAAGGTGCACGGCATTTGCAAGGCATCTTGTTCAAGGCCGAGCAGCAGACCATCTACGGCACCGGAGCCGACGGCGACGCCAACGGGTTTTCCGGGTTCATGAACAGCACCTACCTTGACGCGTTGGCTGACACGATGGTTATTGACGCAGGCGGCACAACCGCCGATACGGCGTCAAGCCTGTACGCAATCCGCTTGGGCGTTGACGATGTTGCAATGGTCACGCAGCCGCAGATTGAGCTGGGCGAGACGACCATCCAACGCGTTGCCGGTGCCACCGGATTTTATCCGGCCTACTGGACACCCGCGAGCGTCTGGCTGGGTCTGCAAATGGGCGGCGCGTACAGTGTCGGCCGAATCGCAAACCTGACCGCCGACGCTGGCAAGGGCTTGACCGACGATCTGATTGCGGATCTGTTGAGCCAGTTTCCGGCAGGCATGGGGCCGTCCTTGTTGGTTTGCAGCCGCCGCAGCTTGAAGCAGTTGCAGCAGTCACGCACAGCAACGAATCAGACCGGTGCACCCGCGCCGTTCCCATCCGATTCATTCAACGTGCCGCTGATCACAACTGACGCAATCATTGACACCGAGCCGCTCGAAACCTGATGAGTCTGATTGAGTCTGCGATAACTGCCGGGCTGCAAATGTCACGGCAGGCCGCTGGGGTGCCCGTCACGGTAACACGTGGCGGCACCACCATCACGGTTGCGCAGGCCATTCAGGGCGAAACGCAGAAAGTGCCGCTAGCGGATAATTCCGAGATCACGGTGGACGCGGCCGACTGGTTGATTCCGGTCGCCGCGTACACCCTCGGACAGCCGCAAAACGGCGACATCATCACGCGGAGAATTGACGGCGTAACATACGTTTACACCGTCGAAACTCCCGACTACGGGCAACAGGCGTGGGATTGGTCGGACACGGCCAAGACCACCTACCGCATCAGGACACGCAAAGACGGCGGCAGCGCTTACGACGTGAGCAAGCCGAATGGGTTTGACCTAGCGGGAAGTGAGATGCGGTATGACTGACATGGTTGCAGGGCTAGACGACCTAGAACAACTGTTTGCAACAATGGTCGAGCACGGCGGGCGACGCATAGCAAAGTCTGCACTGCGAGCGGCGGTTGTGGAAATTGCACGCGAAATGAAGCGGGATATCCCCGCGAATGTCGCAGACGCACGCGATTCAATCCGTCATTACGTGGCGGGCGGAAATGACAACATCCGCGCAAAGGTTGGTGTCAATGTCGGTATCGGTCGGAAGCGTCAACCGGTGAAGAAATTGCCGCGTCGCCGTAGTGGCGGGGTCGGGATTAGCGCCCGAAATGCCGACTGGTGGATCAAGGGCACAGAACAGCGGTATCGCGGCCGCAAGCGTCGCAGTGACGTGCCGCGTTTAGGCCAATCACTGGTTTCAACCGGGCGAATGCCTGCGGGGCGTGACGGTCTCGCATCGCTGGCATTTACCCGCGCCGCAAGTCGGCTACCTGCACTCATGCAGGCCAGAGCACAGGGCCAGTTCAACAAGCAAATGAAACGGAGGGCATAACAGATGGCAAAGGTTCCAGTCAAAGGCACGATCATCAAGCAGGAAATCTCGGCCGTGCTGACCGCCGTTGCGCAGATCACAGAATTCAGCAGCAGTGGCGCCGAGTCGGAAACATACGACGCAACCACCATCGACACCAGCGGAGCGGGCAAAGAGTACGCGCCAACGGGTTACAGCGAGGGCGGGAGTTTCGATTTCTCCATGTTCTACGATCCCGCGCTTTCTGGACATCAGGCAATCACAGACCTCGTGACAACACCGGCTGAATGCAACTGGGATATCACGTTTGCCGACACCGGCGCAAGCAATTCGACCATGGCCAGCGCGGGTGTTGGGTTCAACTTTACCGGCGCAATGAACGACGGTCTGAAAGCCGACGTATCACTGAAGTTGGATCAGTTGATCGCCTACACAAGTTGAGGTTGAGCCATGCAGATCAAGCTGATTCGCAGTGACCTCGGCGTAGCCGCCGGGGTTGCTGATTCGGAAGACATGATACACCGCGATGGCCGCCGCTGGTGGCGTTGCGGTGCAGTCATCGACGTGCCACAACGCGCGTGCGAAATCCTTGTCGGCAACGGCGATGCAGAGCCAGCAGACGACGAGGCGGAAGCGGCATGCGCAGGGTGGCAGGACAAACGCGCGGCAGTGCTGGAATCGCGCGAGATGCTGGCACGCGGCATTGAGCCAGAAGACCGGGAAGCGTTCCGGCGGGGTGAGATTACGGGGTACGACGCAGACGGCAATCCAATTAACGAGGGGGAAGAATGAGCAGGCAGGTTATCGGGCGTGAGGCGTTTCTAAACGGGCTGGCAGATACGCCGAAGGAGGATGTGCCAGTGCCTGAACTGGGCGACGGTTGCGTTGTGCCAGTGTGGGGCATGACTGCAGGCGAGCGCACACGGTTTGAGCGCGGTTTTACCAGTAAAGCCGGTGCGACAATTGACGCGCGAATTCAGGAATACCGCGAACGGCTGGTTGTGGCGTGTTGCCGCAGCGACGACGGCACACCGATTTTTACGGTTGACGACGTTGCAGCAATTGGCAGCAAACGTGCCGACGTGCTTGAGAGAATCGTCAACGCCGCGCAGCGGTTGTGCGGCATGAGTAATGCCGACATCGCCGAAACGGTGGGAAACTAAAACGAGACCCGGCAAGGCTGTTAGCTGCAAGGCTGGCGGCCGCGTTGGGATACACTGACCCGGAGGTAATGCTAGACAGCATGACGCCGGAGCAGTGGCAACACTGGCAAGCTGTTGATTGCGTCGAGCCAATCGGCAGCCGTGGTGTTGAAATGATACTGGCACGCATCGGCGAATTGCTGGCGCGTTTTGTCGGTGCTGAAATGAAGGCCGCAGATTTTGCACCGTGGCTGGCACCGTCAAATGGCGGCAAGCTGTCACCAAGGCAATCGGCCAGTGCGATCCAGCAACAACTACAGCGGGCGAAAGGGCGTTAATTGTGGCAAGTTTCGGCACGCTATCGTTGACGCTGACGGCAAACGCCGGGCAGTTCCAAGCCCAAATGCACAAGGCGGCACAGACAGCCCATAATCTCAAAAGTGCGGTCACGTCTGCGGTTGTGGTTGCGGGCAAAATGAACAATCTGCGGGTTGGTCGCGATCTGCCTGAACAGCTTGAGGCTACCGGGCGCGAGTTGCGTGTGGTGGAGCGAAACACCGCCGCGGCAACGGCGGGCATTCGCGGCATTGAAGAGTCGTTGACGGTTGCAAGTAGCGCCGCGGCGGTTGCATCATCGACACTTGCATTGGCTGGCCGGTCAATGGGCACGATGGGCGCTGCCGCATCCGGTGCGAGCGCCGCAATGAGCGGTGCGCTCATTCACGTGATGGGATTGCGCCGGGCAGTGCAGACACTCGGCACGGTTGTTGGGTTGGCGGCCGATGGGATTAAAACGCTATTGCTACCGCTGCGGCTGGTTGGCAGTGGCGTTGCTATGGCGGCGAGGTCGTTTGGACTGCTGTTGCTGCCGGTGCGTATGGTGGCCAGTGCGGCGGGATTGTTCCTGCGAGTGCTAACACTGCTAGTGTCGCCGATGCTGAGCGTGGCGGGCGTTGCCCTGAAAGCGTACCTAGCGTTTAAGGCGTTTCAGGTGCAGGCGAAGATTCTACGGGCTGTTATGGATTCACTGCCGCCACGTGCAAAGGTGGTGGCGGGTGCACTTGTTGCAATTGGTGCGGCAACGCGCACGGCGTCTGCGGCACTTGGGATGTTTGGCACGGCGGGCCGCGTGGCCGCGTCTGCGCTGTCTGCAATGGCGTTGCCGCTGCGGTTGATTGTGCATCCAATCCGCACCGCGACCGCCGCCGTTGGAATGCTGACACGTGCAGTGCGGGCGCTTGTTAGTACGGCACTGGCACCGCTGAAGCTTGCGCTGTCACCACTGATGATGCTTGCCGCAGGTGCGGGCATGCTGAAGCTGGCAGCCGATGCGGAAACGCTGCAATTGCAAATGGCAGTGCTGACCAAAGACGCGAAACTTGCCGCACGTGTCATTGCCGAGCTTAACGCGTTTGCAAACCAGACACCGTTTTCAAAACTTGACATCAAAGCAGCGGCGCGGCAATTGCTGGCGGCGCAGGTGCCGGTAGCGCAGCTAATCACAGACCTGCAAATCCTCGGAAACATTGCAGCGGGCACCGAAGTGCCGTTGCGGGAGCTGGCCGACGTTTACGCGCGAATGCGGGTAAGCGGTCGCGTGACAATGGTTGATATCAACATGCTGCAAGGCCGCGGGATAGATATCGTCACGGAGCTAACAAAGCGATTCGGCAATCTGCAACAGGCTGTGCGAAATAACCAAGTCGGGTTTGCTGATATCCGTGCCGCGTTGCTGGCGCTAACAACCGGCGCGGGCACGTTTGCCGGGATGATTGATAAGCTATCCAAAAGTCTGTCCGGCCAATTCAGCAAGCTAAAAAACAACATCATCATTGCCGCAACGGCTATCGGCGAGCAGATGGCACCAGCCGTGAAATCTGTGCTGGAACAGGTGAACCGGCTAATTGAAGGGTTCATGCAGATCCCCGACAAGATTGGATTTGTCGGGGATGTGATTGCGGCTGCGTTTAATGTTGTGTTCGCAAAGATTGCCGACACGTGGGACGCGACAGTGCGCCGAATGAAAGCTTCGGCATTCAATTTATTGATGAACGTTGCGGGTGCTGGAATAAACATCCCCGGTGCTGGTGGCAGAATGGTGCCGCAGGTCAAGCTAGCGGCAAAAGGGCCTTCACCAGCATTGGCAGCCGCGCAGGCTGCGTTGGGTGGCCTGCTGGATCAGCTAAAGAAACAAGCCCCAGAGGTGCCCGCATTGCAAGCGCCGCCCGCTGTTGAAAAGGCCGCAGGCAACGCCATTGCTGGATTGTTGGAACGGCTAAGGATTGACGCAAACGTAATCAGCTGGGGCGTGCGTGGGATGCTGGACCG